TGGTGTAACGCGCCAAACGGATTGCATCGCAGCGCCGCATGGTTTGATAGCGACTACGAAGAGGATCTCGTCAGCACGAGATCTCCCAGCACTCCCTCCAAGGTGCGCCTCCCGTCGCACCTCTGCATGTAGCCGATGAAGCTGGTCACCTGCGGCCGGATATCCTCAAGGTCGACCTCCCCTTCTCGGTACAGCCTGGCTAGGCGGCGGAAGCGGCGGCGAGCTCGCTTCACCGTCCGCTTGCGGGGCAGGCGGTGGGTGGTCCAGGTACGGTAGCCGCAGAAGTCTACCCCGTGCCGGGCCGGGAACACGTCGGTCTTGTGGTTGAGCTGAAGGCCCAGATCCTGCTCCAGGTAGTCCGCAATGGCATCGTGGACCTCCCAGAGCGCCGCCTTGCTGGGGCCGACGATCACGAAGTCGTCCATGTAGCGGACGTAGAGCTTCACCCCAAGCTGGTCCTTCACGTAGTGGTCGAGCTGGTCGAGGTACACGTTGGCGAACAGCTGGCTAGTGAGAGCGCCGATGGGCAAGCCGACGCCGTCCTCATGGCCGTAGCCGCGGATGATCCGCTCCGCCAGCGCTACCACCCGCCGGTCGCCGATCTCCCGCCCGATTGCGCGCATCAAACGGGCGTGCTGAATAGACGGGAAGTACCGGCGCACATCCGCCTTCAGCACCCAGGGGTCGCCCCAGCGCCCCTGCCCGTGCCGGAGGAACCCCTGGAGTCGCTCCACCGCGGCGTGGCTGCCTTTGCCGGCCCGGCAAGCGTAGCTGTCCGCGATGAACCGGCGCTCGAAGCAGGGTTCGATCTGCCGCACCAAGGCGTGGTGCACCACCCGGTCCGCAAAGGGCGGCGCCTGGATACGCCGAGGCTTGGGGTCAACGATGCCGAACTCGTAGGGCGGCGACGGCCGCCACGTGCCCGCATTGAGCCGACTCTCCAGCTCAAGCAACCGGCCCTCCAGCCCCCAGCCGAACTGCATGCAAGGGCCGGTGTAGCGCTTGCCCTTACGCGCCTCCAGCCAGGCCGCGTGCAAATTCTGGAAGGTGGCCACATGCGACCACAGATTCTTCACCGTCTTCGGCACCGTTCCCCCTTCGGAATATGGGAGGCCGCCACTTTCGCGCGTGCTACTCGCCGCGGCCCCGGGTCTATCTTTCGCCTCATGGAGGCGAGGATGACGGCCCCAAGATGAGGGCGCTGGACGCCGCCCGTGGGCAAGCGCCTTCTGGCCAATCCCTCTTGCGAGGCGGCCGCCGATGTTGCTGTTGGAGTTCGAGGCCACGTTGTTGCAGTTCAGACAGAAGGGCCCCGCCTGGGAGCCGTTGCTCCAGTTGCCGCCGTAACAGGCCATCACCCTGTGCTCTTGCTGGACTGAATCCAGCCACCCACCATCCGCCCCACCTCGTCGATGTGGCGGGACCAGACCTCATAGCGGTGGTCGTTGATGTAGCGCAGCCGGTGCGCCTGGCGCACCAGGGAGCGCAGCATCTCCACCTCGATATCGAGGTCCTGCAAGGTGGTCTTCTTGTGGTACTTCTTCGCCGCCCGGACGGCCAGGTGGAGCATGGTCTGGCAGCGGTGGCGGATATCCGCGCACAGCACGTGCCGCTCATACTTCGGAAAGTGCATGGCCGCCTGGTGGCTGTATGCGTGCAGCTCCTCCAGCTTGGCCAGGATCTTCAGGCCGTCGAGCGTGCTGGCCACGGCTACGCTGCCCGCACCTCGTCGCGGGCGTACACCAGCCGCGCCTCGCCGTCCGGCTGTAGCACGTAATGGCACAGCAGGTCCGTCTCCCGCACCCGGCTGGGCGGCCGCTGCTCCACCGCGTTAGCCGGCGTGGCGCCCACGTAGTAGCGCCCCGCGTCCACATCCTTGGGAACCTTGTAGACCTTCACGTCCTGCCGATACTCGGAGGCGGGAACGCTCCGGTCCATGGCCGGAAGCCCCAGGCTCTTGATCTTGCCCCACTGAATCTGATTGCCGATCTTCATCGCTTTTGCTCCTGATTAGGGGGCCGCGCTATCGCGCGGCCCACCAGAACGCCAGGTTTCAGGTTGCCGTCACACCTTTGCGAGGCGGCCGCCGATGTAGCTGTAGGAGCCCGAGGCCACGTTGGTGCAGCGCAGACAGAAGGGCCCCGCCTGGGAGCCGTTGCTCCAGCCGCCGCCGTGGTTGGGGATGTTGATCTCGCTGCTGTCGCTGGCCCACAGATAGTCGCCGTAGGTCCCGTTGGACTCGGTCCCGTCGGTGGCGCTGGGGAGCATCAGCGGCGCCAGATCGTAGTCCGTGCCGGACTCCTCGTGCATGGCCGTGGGCCAGCCGTCGGTGCTGGCGGTGGTGACACCGGTGGCCACCCAGGTCTGGTTGCCCTGCTGGTCCCAGACGCTCACCACATGGCTGCCATCCAGCTCCATGCCGTCCAACCATTGCCGAACGTTGCCCCACAGGCCAACGATGCCGCGGTAGGTGGCCTCGGCCACGTCGGTGGCGTCCACATTGGCCGCGCTGCCCTGATTCACACGGCCCTGCCCGATCAGGCTCTGCCCGTCGGCGCCGCCGATCTCGATCATCATGAGCATGAGGATCGCGGAGCGCTGGTACATGGACCACAGCATGAACCCGTCCACGCCGCTGGCCGTGTTGCGCTCGGAGCACCGGCTCTGGAAGGTGGTGAAGTCGATCGAGACCAGCGGGTTATAGCCCGGCAGCGACGCTGCCTTGCTGCCCGAGGCATTGGGATCGTCCACCGCCTGGTACTTGCCGACGTAGAACTGCGCCACCTCGGAGCCGCCGTCCATGAACGCGGGGTGCAGCTGGTAGCCCGTGGCGGCCACGTCGGATATCCAGAACACCTTGTTGCCGTCCTGATCCGAGCCCGCCGGGGCCTGGCCCACCTGGTAATAGAACTTGGGGATCTCGACCATATCCTGGCCGTCGATCACCACATCCTTGATGGCGCCGAACACCGGATGGTTATCGAAGTAGCTCGTATCCGGGGTGATGTTGTTGCCGTCGGCGTCCACACGCTGCCAGCTGCCGGCGCCGCCGCCGCTGCTGACCAGCGCCAGGCCGATGATCTGAGCGAACAGCTCCTTGGTAGTGAAGCTCGTCTCCGCCGACCACTCCGACCAACCGATGTGCTGCCCCTCGAACCGGGCGCGCCAATAGTAGGTGGTCTGGCCGTCGGAGAGGATGCCGTCGGGCACCACGATGGTCGTCAGGTCGGTGCTGGTCTCGCCGCTGTCCCATAGCGGGGAATCGTAGCTGCCGCTGGCGGCGCGCAGCTGCCACTGCGTCGCCACGTGGCTTTCCCCCGCCTGGACGTAGCCAGCGGTCTGGGTGTCCGGATCACCGGCCGACAACTTCACGTAGACCGTATCGGACCCGATGCTGTCGTTGTCGCCCCAGGCCCACTCGCCGGCGTTCAAGCTGCCCAGCGTGCCTTGGGTCAGCTCGCTGCCATCGGCCAACAGGCGGTTCGGCTCCGCCGCGAGCGCGGTGCCGGTGTAGTAATACTCGCCGGCGACGGCGCTGCTCTCCGTCCATAGATCCGAGCTGCCATCGTTCAGATCGATCGGATCAAAGCCCTGCACCGCAAAGTCACTGACGGCCAGCGTCGGCTGGCTGGGGATATCGGTGGCGCCAGCGGCCGGGGTCTGGTTCGTGGGCGCTTCCACGAACTCCCACACGCTATCCGTCTCGAAGGTGGTCTCGGCCGACCACTCCGACCAGGCACCCTGATCGTCCTGGACCCGGGCCCGCCAGCCGTACTGCGTGCCCTCGGTGAGCACCCCTTCCGGCAGCGGATAGGAGAGCCCGCCGGCGACCGTGCCGCTATCGTGCAAGGGGGCGCTGTAATCGCCCGGCGTATCGGTCACCTGCACCTGCAATGCCGCCTGCGGGGTATCCGTGGGCGAGGTGTAGTCCGCCAGCGCCAGGGTGGGCGTCTCCGCGATCTGCGTGGCGCCGTCGGCCGGGTTATCGTTGGTGGGCTGCTCCGGCGGGTGGTGATCGCCGCCCAGGAGGGTCGGCTGATCGATGCCCACGATATGCTGCACCGTCACCGTGTCGCCCTCGGCCACCAGCTTCAGCTCGAACGTCCCGCGCGCGGGCAGACGGAACTCCACATCCACGCGCCCGGTGTCCTGGCTATCGTCCACCAGGCCCAGGTCCGTCATGGCGGTGTCGCTGTCGCGGCGCCACTCCCACGGCACCTCGACCCAGCCGGAGGTCTGGGCATCGGTGTAGTACAGCCGCACCGACCCGGCGCTACCCCGGCGCACCACCACCGCCTTGTCGGTGTCGCCCGGCCCCAGCGACAAGGGCAGGCTGTAGTAGACCTGGCCGGGCTCCGCCGTGGCCTTGCCGTCGCCGATGGACCAGTTGGTCCGGCGCAGGGTGGCGCCGCTCAGGGTGGCCATCAGGTCCGTCGTGGTCGTGAAGCGAGTGTCCGAGAGGACCTCCGCCACCTCGACAACCTCCTGCGCCTGGTCCGTCTCGATGACGTACTCACGGCCCACCACCAGGTCCGCTGTGGAGCTGATATCTACGCTGTTATCGCCGGCGACCGTCTCCACACCGCTCACGCTCACCTGGTCCGATGCGGCGTAGAGCGGGTCGAAGAACTCGAAGAAGAACTTCTGCTCGCCGTAGGCGTTCTGGAGCCCCAGGAGCTGGCGCTGTAGCTCGCTGCGCAGCTTGAGATCGGAAACATCCAGGCCGCTCAGCTCGCTGAGCACCGAATCGATGGCGTCTTGCGTCGCCTGCTCGATGTCCTGCTGGATCTTGTCGGCGTCGATCGCGTCCTCGCCATAGGCGGTCAGCAGCAGATCCACCCGCTGGCGAAGCTCCTCCACGGCCTGCTGCGCGGCCGCGACCTCAGTCAAAATCTTGCCCATCGTTTGCCTCCTCTAGGGCGTGTAGCCCTGGGTCTCCGCCCACGCTTCCAGGTTGTTCAGCCGGTCGCGGGCATCGATCAGGGACGTGGTCAGCTGCGTGATCTGGGTCAGGATGCGGGTCGCGTTGAGCGCCGGGTTGGCCGTATCACGGCTGTCGTAGCTGATCATGTCGGCCGTCAAAGCCGTGGCATCAGTAGGCACGTCGACATGCGCTAGACGCACGTGATGACTCGCCGCGCTGGTGACGGCCTTAAGGCGAGCATCGGTCTGCTGGCCGAGCACGTAGCTGGCCTCGAGCACGATGTCGTAGGTCATCCCTGCTTCCGGCAGCTCGATCAGCTCCTGGGTATCCATCCGACACGTCAGCGAGTAGCCGTCGCGCTCGACGACAGCAACCGACTCCGGGTAGTCGGGGTTCTCGCCCAGGCCGACCTCTAGCTGCAGGCCGCCGATCGGGACCACCTCGTAGCCCCAATACACTCCGGCCTCTACCACGCCGGCCATCTTGCGGTTCAGGGCGTGGCTGGCGTACTGCTCACGCCACTGCACATCGGCGGTCAACGCCATCGATCACTCCTCCGGGAACGTCATGTGGACCAGGTGCTCGTAGCGCTTGTCCGGGGTTATCCACTCCGGCAGGAAGCTCACCGCGGCCACGAGCGTGTCGGTCTGGTCGAACAGCCCGATGGCGGTCACCTGCGTCGGCTCCGCCACCGCCCCCTCGGGGATCACGGCCGTCGCCAGCACCGACTTGCCCGACGGCTCCGCCGTCACCAGCCCCGTATGCACGAGCGACCCCGGCAGGGACTCGGCATCGAACGGCGGCTCCTCGGGCTGCGGCGTATCCTCGCTGGTGTCGATCCAGCCGTAGCAGACGCCGAAGGACGCGATCTGCGGGCAAGCGGTCTGGCCCGCGACCCCCTCGGCCAAGCGGTCGTAAAAGGCCCCGAGCACGCGGGCCTGTTTCCAGGTGTCAGGCATTGGTGGCCTCCATCGGGATATCTAAGGGCGCGGCGTCCACCGGCGCCGCGTCGAGGGTGGGCATGTGGTCCAGGCCGCGGATCTCCGGCCGCCGCAGCGCCGCGGCCGTGCGGGTGGTCAGGGCAGGGCGGTGGTCCGCCTCGGCGGTCACCGGCGCCAGCCAGCGCGAGCGCGCCGTCGGCCGGGCCGCGGCGGCCGCACCACCGGCAGGCGCCCGGGTGCGCGCCGCCGACGTGACCCCCAGCCGGGCCAGGGGCGGAATGCGGCCGTCTTCGCGGTAGGGGATCCAGCGGTCCATGGCCAGGCCGGCCAGGCCGTCCCCGTCCAGACGCAGGGCCTGGTCCAGGGTGCTCGCGCGCCCCAGGCGTACCGGCGCCGTGGTGACCACCGCCACCTTCCGGAACTGCTCTAGGGCGCGCTGGTCGAGCCGGGCACCGTCCAGGGCCCAGGCATCGAAAGTCGGCAGGATCGGCACTCCGAGCCCCGTGCGCCGCCGCACCCGGCGGCTACCGATTAGCTCCGGCGCCGGCATAGGCACCGAGAGGCGCACGGCGAACGCGATCCAAACCAGGTGTGAGCGCGCTGACTTGAAGGCATCGATGGTAGGCCGCAGCCGATCGGAGGTATCCGCGTTCAGCAACACGCCGGACTCGATCGGCTCGCTGATCGTCGCACGCAGGGCGAACTCGAAGGGCCCAAGATCGTCGGCGCCGGCCTGGAACCACTCCACGATCTCCGCCTCGAGCCCGAGCGCTTCGAGCGCACGGCGCACCGCCCAGGGCGTGCCTTTATAGCGGTGCAGCTCCATGGCGCGAGAGACCAGGCGCTCGCGCTGGTCGCGCGTGATCGCGAGCCCCCAGCCTTCAACACCCATGACGTGAAACTGCCAGGCTAGCTGGCGCAGCGCGTCCGGGCTGGCCTCGGATACGCGGTAGACCAGCGCACGCTCGAGCGGGATCTCGTCCCAGGCGTCGAGCAGCGCTAGAAGGCGCTCGGCACGCTCGTCGCGGATGCCGTCGGGGAGTAGCCGCTCATCCATCGGGCGCCCCGCTTACACTGACGGTGACGCCGTCGCAGTCCGCCCACTCATGGGGCGCCAGGGCCTGACGAGCAGGACTGGCGAGTGTGACGTCGTAGACCCCGCCCGACATCAGGGCGTCTACGATCTGGTTGGGAACAACATCTCGGCCGAGCCGCGCGCGGGCGCGCGCCGCCCAGTCCTCTGCGGCCGCCAAGGCCCGCGCCTTGGCGGCCTCGACGTCCGTGTCGCTGTAAAGCGTCAGGGTGGCGTCGATCGTGTACCCGATGCGGGTGGGCGCGATGACCTGGACCTGGTCTGTGAGCGGGCGCACACGCTCGTCCGACAGTGCGCTCTCGACCAGGGCGAGCATGTCTTGCGAGGGCAGCCCGTCCTTCACCAGGATGCAGACCTGCACGACCCCCGGGGACGGACTGATGACGCTCGCGTCGGTGACGTCCTGGTGCGCGCTGATCGCGTGCCAGCGATAGGCGCCAAAAGAGCCGGCCACGGTCAGCCGCTCTGGCGCCCCCTGGATACGATCGCGCAGCCGCTCATCCCCTTCCTCGGTCGCACCGCCGAAGGTCACAGCCGTGTTGGTGGCGCTGGCGATGCCGTCGACCGGGTCGACCAGTTTGTCCAGCTCGCCGCTGCGGTAGCCATTACCGAGGTCGCCGGCCGTCACAGCCGTCGCGGAAACGCTCGCGCTGCCGCCGCCGGCGGGCACGGTGAGCGCCTGGTCGGTAGCGAAGTCGACCTTACCGTCCTTGCTGCGAACCCGCGTGCCCTTGGGGACATCGACATCCTCGGCGCGCTCAGCAGCCGAGGTAAACTGGAGCTCGGTAACGGCGGCCCGCGCCGGCAGGCGCTCGACCCCGTAGAATGCGCCCAGGTGGTCGAGCATCGGAAAGCGCGCGTAGGCGAGCAGGTTCTGCTCGCCGGTAAGCTGCACCTGCTGGCGGATCAGCGCGTCACGATAGGCGATGACGTCGAGAAAGACCCGCTCCCACTGGCCGGGCTGCAGGGTCTTGCCCGTCATCTGCTCGTACTGATTGACGAGCTCCTGGGTGATCGCCTCGGGATCCCGCTCGACGAACTCGGGGCGCGGCAGATCGTTCACGCTGCCACCTCCGTGACTTGCTCATCGAGGGCATCGACCAGTCGCCAGCGCACCCGTACCCACAGACGGCCGTTGGCGGGCTCGACCGACACCGACAGGACCTCGGCGCGCGGCTCCCAGGCCGAGATGGCCTCGCGCACCTCGCGCACGATCTGCGGGCGCACTTCGGTGACCGGCCAGTCGATGTACCGCCAGATGTCAGAACCGAACTCGGGGCGGTGCGGGTCGCTGCCTTTGGGGGTGGTCAGGATGATCCGGATCGCCTGCGCGACGTCGGCGACCCCCTCGACGACTTCGCCGTCAGCGGCGAGCCGGGGCTGCCAGTGCAGCGCGCGGATGTCGCGAAGATCCCGAGCCATGCGCACAGGGTGCGCTCGGCGCCGGATACGCTCTCGCCGGAAAGGCTTCCGGGGTGATGCAGAAGGGAGAGGGAGGCGGGCGAGGGGGGTGCGCCTAGCGTCTCCAGGGCGAAGCGCAGCGTCAACCCCCCGGCCCAGCGCTACTCGACCGGGTACGTCCCCGCCGAGCTGCCAGAGTCGACGGTCACCTCCGCATACGCCTGGACGTGAGCGACCACCGCTGCAGCGATAGCGTCCGCCAGATCCTGGGCGTACGAGTGGTCCCCCGAGGCGACGAACCCCTTCGCCTCCAGCTCGGAGACGATCAGCGACGACAGCACCTGCTTATCGAGCGCCACGGCTACTCCTTACCCGCCGTCACCACGGATGAGATATCGCCGTGCGGCTTGCCCGTGAAGTGGCAGATACACTCGCCGGTGACCACGCCGGTTCCGCTGTTATGCCGGATCATCGGCGCGTCTACCGTGGCCTCGGTGCCCGCCGTGACCGCTACCGAGCCCGCGGCGTCGGCGGTGACGTCCCCTTGAGCTGTCACGGCGACGTCCCCGTCGGCATCGACGGTCACCCCCTCAGGCCCCACCACGACGGAGACAGCGCCGTTGCGCACGACCGCCGTGCCCTGGCTCTGCGTCAGGTCCAGCAGCCAACGATGGGAGCGACGGTCATACTCCTCGATCGTCCCGTCGTCGTGCAGGACGTGGCGCTTGTCCTGGCTGTCGATCGGCGCCGGGTCGGCCTGCGAGTAGATCGCCCCCGCGACCACGCCGTCCTCGCCGTGCTCGTCCAGGAAGCACGCGACGTGCTCGCCCACATCGGGCACCCAATACACCTTGTCCCGGTGCGTCTTGAGCTGCAGCACGTCGAGCCACCAGCTCTCAACGTCGTCGCGCGCCGGGAAGCGCACCTTCACCCGGCAGCGGGCAGTATCGGTGCGGGTCACGATGCCTAGCCTATACACGCTCCACCTCCAGCTCCGTTGTGTAGCCGCCCTTACGGTCCTGGCTGTGCGTCGACTCCGTGATCAGGTACGTGCCGCCGAGCCGGCCCATCTGCTCGAGCGCGATATTGACCCCAGCGACCAGCTGCGGGCGCCCGTCAACCGTTAGCGAGCCGGCCACCTCGCGCCGGTTCTGCTCGTCGAGCAGCGCCTTCGCCTTCTTCTCGGCCTGTGCCGGGTTCTCCGCCCGGATATAGCGCTTGAGCGTGTCGCCACTCGCCACGCCCTGCGCCTCGACGGTGTGCTCGACCAGCTCCTTGGTCTCCGGGTCCTGGTAGCTGACCGTGGCGGCCTGGTAGATCCGCTGGCCCTGGTCCTGCAGCTGGTAGCGCGCCAGCTCCCGCCTCGACAGCACCAGCGCGGCGTTGCCGGCGCGCAGCTCCTCCATCCGATGGAAGACCAGCTGATCGCCGCGCACCGTGGCCGCGTGGCCGTAGGTCTCCGCCAGGCGCTTGATGAACGCCAGGTCGCTCTCGTCGTCCTGGCTGACACGCTCCAGCGGCACCGGGTCGATAGGTCCGACGACCTCGAGCTCGTGGCGCGCGGCCACCTGGTCGATAACGGTGGCCAGGTCCGTGCCCTCGTACGACTCGGAGCGCCGGGTGCGCAGCTCCTGCGTGATCGCGGCCGCCAGCGCACGGATGGTCACCGTATCGCCGCGGCCGTCGCCGCGGAACGAGATCTCGTCGATCTTGAAGGTGCCGGCCGGCATCATGCCGCCCGGGTCCAGGCCGATCGTCGCCTCGATCGTATCGCCCTTGCCCGGATACCAGGCATCCCGCCAGCGACCGTCGCGGTCCTCAATCTCCAGCTCCAGGTCGTCGCTCTCGCCGTGGAGCTTGTCGGTGTAGGTGACCGAGATGACGTCACCGGCGATATCTTGGGTGATGTTCTTGCCCTGGTAGATGAGCGACCAGGCTGGCGTGGGCACGCGCATCGGCTACCGCTTCCAGGGTGGCAGCTGGTTGACGGGCAGGCGCTCGGTCGCCTCGGCGACCGGGATCAGCAGGCGCACGCCGGAGGGCAGGAGTGGCCGGATCGGCACGTCCGGGTTCGCCCGGATGATCTCCTCGTAGCGGTTCGGATCGCCGTAGTAGCGGTAGGCGAGCTGATCCCACCGCTCGCCCTCGCTCGTGGTGTGCTCAAGGTACAGCTCGTCGGCCATCTAGCGCCTCACGATCTCGCTGGAGCTGACGTCATCAGGCCGGCCGCCGCCCCCGCTCTGCGTGGCGCGCTGCGCCCGTGGCGAGTCGCCCGCACCGGCGGCCTCGCCGCGGGGCGCGAAGGCCTGCCCGACGTACTCTCGGAGCTTCATCTTGGCGGTGATGGCCACCGGCTTGCCGTCGGCGAGCGCCCAGCCGGGCTGATCGCTGAGCTCCGTGACCACGAACCGCCCGAGCTCGCGGCCGTCACCGCGCTGGAGCAGCCGCGCCTCGCCGCTATCCCCCGCCTGGCGCAGCTGGTCGAGCAACGCCTCCGGGTCGCCGTGCTCCGCGCGCAGCCTGAAATCGACCGTGGCGCGGCGCAGCCCCTTGCCCTGGAACTGCAGCCGCGGCTCCCCCTCGATGGCGCCGTGCTCGCTGTAGGCCCAGGTATCACGGAGCTCCAGGCCGTCGACGCGCAGGACCTCTAGCGGGATCGAGCCGAACTTCACGAACATCACCGATCATCCTCGTAGCTGCGCCGTCCGCGGCGGCGAGTCTGCTCGGCCACCAGGTCGGCAATCTCGCGCCCCCGCTCCCGCAGCAGGCCATCCAGCCGATCGGCCAGATCGCCTTCCCCCTCGGCGGCCGCGCCGGCATCGATCGACACGTTGACGGTGACGCTGACGGGCTCGCCGCCCGCTCCGGCCGCGCCCGCGGCCCCGGGCGCGGCCGCGGGCTGCGGCAACGGGGCAATGCGCGGCGCCGGCGTCACCGGCGGCTCCGGGGCGGAGAGCCCGGGCAGCGGGTCGGCGAGACGGCGGATCCGCTGAACAGCATCCGGCACCGCCGGCATCGGCGGCGGCTCCACCGCGGGGCGCACCCGCTGGACCGCGTCCGGGATCGCCGGCAGTGTCGGCGCCTGCACCTGGGGGCGGACCTCCTGGATTGCCGCCGGCGGCTCCGGGGCAGAGGGCTCGGGCGCCGTCACTGCCGGGGCGCCCAGGGCCGCCGGCGAGACCCCTGCCATCGCCGCACTCATCGCCGCGCTCAACGGCCGCGCCAGCGGCGTCGCCCCCTGCGCGGCCACGCCCTCGCCCAGGGTTTGCAGCAGCCGCTGCCCGGAGCCCGTCAGGTCCGACAGCGGCCCCTTCTTGGCATCGGAGAACGGCAGCAGCTCCCGCACAGCGCCGAGCGCGTCCTTGACCGCGTTCACCGGCGCCATCGCCACCGACTGAATCCCGTCGACCACGGTCATCAGCAGCTTGCGCCCGGACGCCGACAGGTCGATATCCAGCGCCTGGGCGATCCAGTGCAGCGGGTTCATCTGCCGCGCCAGGGCGGCCAGCCCCTGTATCAGCCCCTCGTCAAAACCGGCGACCACCGCATCCCAGCGCGCCTGGAAGAACCCCGTCACGCCCGACCAGGCCGAGGCCAGCCCCGACCACAGCGATGCCAGCATCGATCGGCCAGCGGCGGCCAGGTCCACGCCGAACAGGTAGCGCACCAGGGCGTTCAGCCCGTCCGCGACCCAGGAGACCGGGTTGAGCGCCTGAAGGACCGCCACCACGCCCTCCAGGAAGCCCGATTCAAACCCCGCGCGAATGTCGCTCCAAAGGCCTTTGAAGAAGTCGCTGATCGGCCCCCAGAAGGCGTAGATCAGCCCGGCCGCGGCCACCACTGCTGCCACGACCCAGGTGATCGGGTTCGCCAGCAGCGCCGCAGCGAACCCCCAGGCCACCGTCGTCGCCGTTCCGAGCGCCGGGATCAGTGTGGCGCCCAGGCTCATCCCTAGCCGAGCCAAGCTGGCGATCGCCGCCGGGGCGCTGCGGGCCGCAAATCCCAGGAAAGAGGTGGCGAATGTGCGTGTGTACTGAACGGTCGAGAGCAGCAGAGGGCCGAGCGTTCGCAGGGCGCCGACAACCAAGCCCACCCCCTGCAGCCCGTAGGAGCCCATCAAGGTCAGGCCGCCGGCGACGGTCATGATCGGCGCGACCACCGCGAGCACCGCCGCCAGGATGCCGGCGAAGCCGAGCGCGATCCGGAAAAGCCCCGGGTGCGCCTCGGCGAACTCCTTGATGCCCTCCACGATGCCCTGTAGCACCGGCAGCATGTCGTTCATCGCCGGGAGCACGAAGCTGCCCAGCGTGATCCGCAGATCCTCCAGCTGGTTGGTGAACAGCTGCAGCGCGTTCGCCGTGGTCTCCGAGCGCGTCTCGTACTCGGCCTGCATCGAGCCGGCGTAGCGGCTCTGATCGCCCGCCAGGCGGAACGCCTTGTCGAGCTCCTCCATGTTGGTGAGCAGGGGCATGATCGCGCCCTTGCTCTCCTCGCCGAAGATCATCTTGGCGAGGGCTCCCTGCTTCTCGGCAGGCTGCTGCGCGAGGGCCTGGAACACCTGCTGGATGGCCGCCTGGGCGTCGTTCTGCATGAACTGCGCCATGTTCTGCGCAGAGAAGCCCAGCTGCTCGAGCGCCTGGGACTGCTTGCTCGTCGCGGCCTCGCCGGCAGTGAGCGAGCCCACCAGGTTCTTCAGGGCCGTCGCCGCGATCTCCGGGGACTGCCCGGAGTTCAGCAGGGCCGCCGACAGCGCGGCCGTCTCCTCGGCCGCCAGGCCGGCGGACGCCGCCACCGCGCCCTGGCGCTGGATCACCTGGGTGACCTCGCCGGCGGCGGCATTCAGGTTGTTGGAGAGGTGATTCGTGACGTCGCCGAGGGCGACCATCTCCTGCTGCGTCAGGCCCAGCCCGGCACGGATCGAGGCCATCGCTTGACCGGCCTCGCCGGCGGTCATGTCGAAGGCGGTGGCCATCTTGGCCGCGTCCTCGGCGAAGGCCGTCAGGTTATCGCGCGCCACGCCCGACTGCCCGGCGGCGGCCACGATCTCCGCCAGCCCGCCGGCGGCGACCGGGATCTCGGTCGACAGCTGGCGGATATCCGCGCCGAGCTCGGCGAACTGCTCCGGGGTGGAGAAGTCCACCACCTTGCGCACGTCCGCCATCTGGCTCTCGAACTCGATGGCCGGCCGGACGACCTGACCCAGCGCGCCGGACATCTGGCTGGCCGCGCCTTGCGACAACGCGCCGGCGACGGTCATCTGCTCGCCAACGCGCCGCACCCGCTCGGCCTGCTCGCCCAGCCCGCCGAGCGACTGCTGGACCTGGCGGATCGGGCCGGTCGCCCGGTCCACCGCCGAGAGCACCACCGCCAGGTTGAACATGTCCTGCATCGCGCCTACCCTCTAGTCTCGGGCCCTACCTCGGGCCCAATCGCCGGAATCGGAGGCCGGTCATGCTCACCTGGTTCTTCATCTTCTTCGGCATCGGTGCCGGTATTGCGATCCTGCTTTTCCTGCTCGCACTGGTGGGCGTCGCAGTATGGTTCGTGTTCTACGCTGCAAAGTGCCTGAAGCAGGGGTGGCAGCAAGCAGGGGAGGAGCTGCAGGCCCGCAAGGAGCGTGAGGGGCAGGGCTAACCCTGCCCCGCCCCTTGGCGCTGTTGCGAGCGCATCGCCTCGTTCTTGCGCTCGACGTAGTCGGCGTAGTCCGCCATCTCCGCCTCCAGCTCCGCCCACCGCATCGCCATCAGCTCGCTGTGCGAGGCGTAGCCCTCGGCCTTCAGTTGAGCGATGTGCTGCCGGGTAATGAGGGCGCGTTTCCCCCGCCGACCTCCTGCATCAGCGGATTGAGCACCCACAGCGGCAGCGCCTCGACGTCCTCGATCGTCAGCGCCTGGCCGTCGAGGGTGGTTGTCGCCGCCACCAGCCCCATCATGAGCCGCATCGGCTCGTTGGCGCCGACCATCCGGCCGGCCTTGACCAGGTGCTCGCCGCGGGGCTCGGCGACGACCGCCTGCCGCCCGTCGGGCAGCTCGATGCTCCGGCCGGTCTCGGTGTTGCGGGGATTGCTCGTCTGCTCAGCCATTTCCTACTGCTCTCCTATCGGTGACATCCGGCGGTGAGCCTGGTCGCCCAGGCCCCCGCCCGCTTGCTCGGCGCGCCGTGAGCCGGGCCCACGGCTACACCCCCAGGTTCTGGCGCCAGGCCTGGAGCACGTCCTCGCCGCCGACGTTCCAGATGTTCTGGAGCACATCGATCTCCATGACGTCGGTGCCGTCGTGGGTCACCTTGACGTAGCTGCAGGTCAGCTCGTCCTCGAGCTCCAGGGCCTCCTTCGGCGTCGGGGTCCCGAGGCCGGCCTTCTTCCAGGAGGCCGTCACCAGCCAGACCACCGGCTTCTCCTCGACGCGACCGCCCGGGCCGTAGGTCTCGACGCTGGCGCGGATCTGCAGCGAGCGGCTCCTGAAGGGGTTGGCGCCGGCGCGCAGGTGCTCGGCGTAGAAGCCGTTCCACTTCACGCTCATGGTCAGCGCGTTCAGCCCCTGCGGGACCTCCAGCGAGCCGACCATGCCGAGCCCGGTGTGCTCGTTCACGCTCATCTCGAGGTCGGGCAGGGAGACCTCGCTGGCCCGGCCGACCAGCGACTTATCCCCGTCGAGGTAGACGTTGGCGTTGAAGACCTTATTCACTTGGATCGCCATGACGGGCTCCCCTTAGGCGGTCTGCAGGTTGGACAGCAGGTTGACGTCCAGGAAGGACTCGAAGGTGATGCGCTCCGCCGGCGGCGGCGGCAGCATCGTGATGTTGAAGGTCAGGTGGCCGTTGGCGATCTCGGTGTCCGGGTTGTTCGCCTTCAGCCACTCGCACTTCGAGCCCGGCAGCAGCGCGCCGCGGCCGATCAGCGTGCGGATGAACCCGTTCGCGCTCTCGGTGATCGCGTCGATCAGCGCCTGGTTGATCGGCAGATCGATGAACTGGAGCATCGCGTACTCCAGGCTCTCGTGGACCATGTCCGCCGTGCGCCGGGTCTGGAGGAAGTTCGTCGGCCCGGTCGAGCGCGGGTAGGCGCTGGAGCGGTTGCCCCAGGTGCGCAGCCCCGAGCCGAAGGAGTTGAACACGGTGATGATGCCCGCCTCGTTGAGCGCGTTCACGTCCGAGGTCGGGTTGTTGATCATCGCCGAGAGGTCCAGCTCGACGCCGGTGATGCCCTGGATGGTCTTGTTCGACGGCGAGTACCAGTACCCGTACTCATGGTCCGTCGCCGCGATCACGCCGGCCAGGCGCTGGCTGTAGGGCTCCAGCCGGGTGCTGTCGGTGGCGGCGTCGTAGGCCTCCACGTGCGGGAAGCACAGCCCCACCCGGTCCGAGGAGAAGTTGAAGTTGATCGACCCGTCCGGGCCGCGCCCGGCGATCGCGTCGTCGCGCGTGGTGCCGATGGGCGCGTCGATCAGGGCGACGCCCCGGCAGTTGCTCTCGCCGGCGATCACCTCGAGCTCGGCGGCCACCGACTCCTGGGTGGAGTATTCCGGCGCGATCAGGATCTTCGGCCAGAACCCGAAGCGGTTGAAGCTGTTCAGGAAGGCCTGCAGGCCGGTACGGTTGCCGCTGCTGTCGACCGTGCCGATGATGTCGCTGCCCTCGATCACCGACAGATCCGGGTGGTCGTAGTCCACCGTCAGCTCGGCGCCGGCGGTGATCGCGCCGCTGTCCAGGCGGGTGATCGTGCCGGTGCGCTTGTCGAGCGTGTAGTCCGTGCCCTCGACGTGCGTGGTCGAGCCGTCGCTCGACTTCACGGTCGCGGAGATGATGCCGTGCGTGCTGTTGGCCAGCGTCGCCTGGCCCTCGTCGTCGAGGGTCACGGCCTCGTCGCTGACCGAGCTCTTGTGCGTGGTCTCGTCGAAGACGTTGACCATCAGCACGGTGCCGCTGCCCTGGTCGTAGATCGCGTTCAGCGCCTGCGGGATGGTGAAGCCCGGCACCTGCGGACCGCCGAACTTGCCGGCGTCGACATCGGAGAGCACCTGCTGGAGCTGGTTCAGGGTGGCGTTGGCGTCGTCGAGCAGGTGCGTGGGCGCCGTGCCGACCAGGCCGATGACGGCGGTCTTGACCGGGTTGATCGGGCGTACGCCGCCGCGCAGCTCGATCGTCTCGGCGCCGTGGAGGTACGAGGCGGCCATTAGCTTTCCTCCTTGCTACCGGTCTGGGTCGTGCTAGCTGTGCTGGCGCGGGTCTTGGCGGGCCCGCTCACCTTGGTGAGGAAGCCGCGCGCGACCAGGCGCTGCACGTAGGGGTGATCGGCCGGGAGCTCGTAGGTGCGCCCGGGATGGAACATGACCTCGCGCCGCTCGCCCTGGTGGCGCAGGGTGGCGCCGGAGATCGGGCCGCTGTAGGTGAAGCGGGCCTGCTTACTCATCGTCAGTGACCTCCGTGGTGGTGTTGATGCCCTCGAGCGTGATCCGCTCGAGCCGCGGCAGCGCCTCCTCCGGCTCCTCCTCGACCTCGGGCACCGTGCCCTGGAAGCGCATCTCGAAGCGCCAGATGCCGCTGTCGTGATCCACCAGGCGCTCCTGGACCGGACGCAGCTTCGAGCCGCCGCCGGCGCCCGGCAGCCGGAAGCCGTTGAGGCTGATGCGGACCGTATCCAGGTAGCGGTGCGCCCCCTGCGGGCCCCGGAGCTCGCGCAGCAGCAGGGTGCAGGAGATCTGCACCTCGCGGTCCTGGACGTTCACGCCCGTATCGCGGCTCTCCGAGTAGCGCGGCGAGCCGGCGTAGGCGACCAACACCGCGCCGACCGGGTGGTAGAGGTCGTACTCCTCCGGGTTGTCCGGGAACGCCCGGACCTCGAGATCGGCGATGCGCGAGCCCAGGCGATCGACAACGGCGTCGACCATCTCCTCGACAAAGGGCATGTCAGCGGCCTCCCAGGTACTGGCTCAGGATGTCGGCCACGGTCTGGCGATCCGCCTCCGAGACCCCCAGATACGGCCGCGCCGGGATCCGGGCCGCGCTGGCGCGCCCCGCCTGGCCGCCGAGCTGGTGGATCCGCGCGTAGGCCTTGTTGGTGCCCACATGGACCTCGTCGGCCGTGGCCTGGAAGCTGATCGAGTTGAACAGCTCCCCGGTATCCCGGAGGATCTTCGCCCGGCGCCGATCGCCCTTGCGCTGGCCCAGCGTCGCCGCCGCCAGTCCCGGCCAGGCCTCGCCGTCCGGGCCGCGCTGCTCGCGAAAGCGCTGGTGCGTCGAGGTCTGCAGCTCACCGCCGATCTCGGCCAGCGCCGGCTCACGATCCGCAAGCCGCCCGGCGAGCTCGGCGAGTCGCTCGTCGAGCCCGTCGTCGCGCAGGCGCACACCCAGGCTCACCGGCATCACAGATCCTCGAGCGTCTCGCGGGTAAAGGCCGGCTCGGGGCCGCCGGCGGCGATGCTGCCGGCCCCGGCCGGGGAGAGGCCGTCGCCGCCGGTGCCCGAGAGCCGCCCCTCGGCGACCCGGGCCAGGAAGCGCACCGCCTCGTCGTGGCCGGCCTTGATGTTCTCGACGTCCAGGCCGGGGCGCCGGCGGGCTAGGCGGTAGAGCGCGATGTCGACCGCGTACGGCGCGAGCACGCGATCCGCCGGGCGGTGCTCGGCGGCGACCTTGGCCAGATAGCCGTCGATCACCCCGGCGGCGTCGTCGAGCGCCTGCTCGATGACGCTGTCATCGACGCTCTGGCCGTCCTCGCTGGCCAGCTGCGTGGCGATGCGCTGATCGACCCGGGCCTTGAACTCAGCAACGGTGGCGTAGCTCACGAGCGCCTCCGCCTACGACTGCCCGGACTCGCCGCCGCCCTGCGAGCCGCTGCTCGCGCCCGCCTTGGCGCTGGACTTGCCGGGCTTGCCGGCCGGCTCCAGGCGCCCGAGCGCGATGAGCGGCTCGGCGGCGCGCTCGGCGAGCTCGATCTCGGCGCCGGGCGGGTGCAGCGTGCCGCCAGAGCGCACCGGGACCTCCTGCACGATGTACTTCGGCATGGTCGACCTCCGCCTACGCGACGTTCTCGATGAAGTAGCCCAGGTCCGGGGCGGCGACGATCTCCGCGACGCTCTCGCCGGCGCGCACCATCTGGCCGCCGCGCAGGCCGATATTGCGGTCCTGCCAGGAGCCGGCCACCCGGTCGCCGAACTGCGCGGTGTAGCCGAACGTGGCGCCGCGCTGGGTGTCGGCGGTGCGGTCGCGGTGGATCAGGGCCACGTGATTGCCCCAGACGCGCTGGAAGTTCGCCGGCTGGCCGCGCCGGGCGGTGTTGACCCAGCCTCGGCCGACGACGACCTCATCGAGCTCGAACAGCGCCGCGACGGCCTGGCGCTCCGCCATGCCCGAGTCGCCGGCGTTGCGGTGCGCGGCCTTGACGATCGCCGGGTGCTGGCGCAGCGCCGTCCAGGCGGTCTGGCCGATCACCATGACGTTCGGGCGCATGATCGGCGTATCGAGCGCGTCGGAGATCACCTGGATCGGCTGGCCGGAATCCTCGGAGAACTTGTCGCCGCTGGCGAGGCTCTCCTTGTTGCCGGACGGATAGGTCGCCGCATCGAAGACGTGGTTGGCGACCCGGACCTCGCGGTCGAGCAGGATCAGGTTGGTCAGCCCCTCGACGGCTCGGCCTCGCGGGTCGTAGCCCTGCGGGGCGTTGGCAATGTCGTCCTGCGGGATGGCGTCGTCCAGGCCGTAATCGTCGACCGCCCCGGACTGCTCGCTCGCGCCGAACTCGACCTGGTTAGGCTGGGATTTGCGGCCGACCGCGGTCTCCGGCAGCGTGAAGCCGTCGGCCTGGTTGTACGCCAGCCAGCGGAACTCGCGGGTGCCTACCGGCACGCGCGGGAGCACGCTGTCGGCGACCATCGCCTCGTTCTGGTAGGCGATGGCGATCGCCGTAAGCTCGGGGTCTTGCGGGAATGGATAGCGCGCCATGACTACTCACCCTGGATCTGCGTGGGGTTCAGGAGTACCGGGCGGATGTCGCCGGCGACGGCGCCGAGGATCGCGGTCCCGCCGACGCGGGCATTGACGCCCGAGGCCGGCGCCGCCGTGACGGCCTTGCCGTCGGCATCGGCCGTGACGGGATCGCCCGGGTTGACGGCGCCGCCGAACTCGACGTCGGCGATGCCGCTGTGGATGACGTCACAGGTCTGGCCCGCGTCGGCACCCAGATCGCTGACGCCGAAGATGGCGTCGGTGCTCGAGGCCGCCTGCTGGACGTTGCCGTCGCTATCCGGCGCCACCAGGCGCCGGCCGGCGACCGCGGACGGGGCCTTGTAGCCCCTGATCAGGCCAGGGATCCCCATTTAGCTACCCTCCTTGCCCTGCCCGGGCTTGCCCTTGCGCTTGCTGATCTCGGCGACGGCCTGGCTGGTGGTGATCTCCAGGCCGGCCTGGCGCTGCTCCTCCTGGTAGGCGACCGCCTCGCGGGCGAGCTGGGTGGCATCACCGGCATCAGCCTCCTCCTCGGCGGACTTGGCTCGCTCGGCGTAATCCACCTGCTGCGGCAGGCGCTCGAGCACCTCCTCGAGGAAGAACTTGTTCGGATCCCGGGTCTCCCCCTCGGCGAACTGCACCGCCTCCTGGTTGTCCAGCGCATCCATGAAGGCCATCAGCCGCTCCTTGTCGCAGGGCAGCGGCCGGCCGGCCTGGACCAGGCTGTCCAGGCGGGCCTCGCGCTCCTCGTGGCGCTGGCGCCGCTCACGCTCGGCGAACTCGGCCTCCCGGCGCTGGATCTCCTGCTCCCGGCGCGCGATCTCGGCCTCGCGATCCGGGGCGCCCCCGGGCTGGCTCTGGCTGCTCTTCGTCACGGTTGCCCCCTTCGTGGCCTGGGTTGGTGCGCTCTGGCCCGGCTCGGCGTAGGTCGCCGGGCCCTCGTCGTCGTCCTGAGCCGCCTCCTCCTGCACGCCGGTGACCAGGTGCTCCGGCAGCGCCGTATCGGCCGCCTCGGTGCCGTGCTGCTCGATGAGCCAGTTGCGCAGCGTCCGGAAGAGGTCGCCCAGCTTCCAGCCCGAGACGTCACCGAACTCCATCGTCACCGCCTCGTCGCCGTCATCGGCGAGCTCGACCGGCGCGAGCCCCTTCACCGCCGGCGGCTGCGCGCCGAGGAAGCCGACGTGGCGCAGGTAGTAGGCGCCCGGCTTCGGATTGCTCGGGGAGGTCGGCTTGTAGAAAGAGGCGCTGACCTTCTTGTAGCGCCCCTCACGAACAGCCTCAGCGAAGTGCGGCTCGACCTGGTCGGCCCGGGCCTGGAGGCTGGCGCCGCTGGCGGCGAGCCCCTTCACCCAGCCGTAGGCGGGCGCGTCGTGCCGGGGATGGCCGACCACGATGGGCGCCTCATGCAGAGAGGGGTCGTACGCCGCCGCCGAGGCCTGCAGATCCCCCTCCGTGAAGGCGATCTGCTCGCCGCTCATGGCGGTGTGCTGACCGGCGCGGAAGATCTCGATCGTCTGTGTCATGGCAGCCCCACGTTCTGAGTGCGCAGGGGCCACGATGCGCGCGAGCGGGGCCGCGGCTCTGCCCGGAACCCTTTCCGGTGGCTCTCGCGGCTGTTAAACGGTCTTCAAATGGGGTTATAGCGGCGCTGAAGGGTAGGGCACTGCTGGCGAGCCAGCGCCGCTACAGCGGCTTGTGCGAAGCGCTCAGCGGGAGCGGGTGAGATGGCCCACGCGGTGGCGGTTGGCCTGCTCGGGCGAGTCCGCGTGCACCGCCTCCACGGTGTTGCGCCCAAGCTGCACCGTCAACACCGTATCGCCGTGGTGGCGCAGCAGGCGGCGGCGCAGCTCGACCTGGCCGGTGTCGGCGTGCCTCTCGAAGGCGAGCCAGGCCTCCCGCGGGTCTTCCAGCGTCGCCTGGAGCCTGGGCAGCTGGCGCAGCGCGGCGTCGTCCAGGTTCTTCGCCAGCGCGTCGGCCGACAGCACCGCCTGGCTGCCGTCGGGCAGGGTGACGTGCGCCGCCTCGCCGCCGAGGATCTCGCGGGCGTAGGCCGCCCGGTCCGCCGGCAGCTCGGCGCGCGCCGGGGCAGGCGGATCATCGACCGCCAGGGCCTGCGGCTGCTGCGCGCTCTGCCAGTCGCCGCCGGTCAGCCGCTCCCAGCGCTCCGCGTTCTCGCCCCAGGCCGCCATCGCCTGCTGCTGGTCGATCGAGCCGTAGGCCGCGCGGCCCGCGTTGTAGCCGAACCCGGCGTCGATGCCCTGGGGTGTAGGCCAGTCGACCGGGCCCGCGGCGGTATTCACCGGCCGGCTCTCCATCGTCACCGGCGGGCGCTCGGAGACCGACAGCCCCTGGCGCTCGAGCTCGCGCTCAGAGGTCGGCAGCGCCGAGCACCGGCACCCCCAGCCGTTCATGGGCATGTGGGTGTCCCACCACGGATCGTCGGCCGGCAGGATGGTCCCGTCCCAGGCCTCGTGCTCCGGGCGGGTGCGCCCGTCGTCAATGGCCTCGTAGCGCAGATAGGGGTGGCTCTGGCGCAGCTGCTGGGCCTGCTGCCAGCGCCCGGCGTTGTAGGCCTGGCGGATGTTGGTCTGGTAGATCGTGCGCGAGCGCCAGCCGCGCGAGCCTTTGTAGCTCCAGCCGTGCCGGGCGACGATCTCGTCGAAGCGCTTCCGGAAGCTGTCCAGGGTCTCCCCGTCGCGCACCGCCCGGTCGACGGCCTTGCGGAAGTCGGCGAGCAGCGCCGCCTTCTGCGCCCCGGCGACGACGAACGCCTTGGCGTGCTCGCCCTCGCGGATATCCGTCCAGCGCTCGGTGGGCAGGTTCAGCTTGCCGGCGAAGTAGTCGACAGCCTCCTGGAAGGGCTGCCCCTCGGCCAAGGTCTCATGCGCCATCGGCATCGTCCGCGCTGTCGCTGCGCCCGCTCAGGTTCGCCACCGCCAGGCCGTCGCCGATGGTGCGCGCCAGCTCCGCGACGTCGAGCCCCGGATGCAGGGCCTCGAGGCGCCGGACGGCCTCGCTGAAATCGGTGCTCGCCTCGAGCGCCTGGCGCACCTCCTCCAGCCAAGCATCCGTGTAAGGGCGCGTCAGCTCCTCGAGCTGCCCGGCGAGCTCGTCGCGCTCCTGCTCGGCGGCGCGCTCCGGCTCGGCGAACCCGGCGCCGCCGGCCGCCTGCTGAGCGCCGCCGCGGGCAGCCCCCTGGCGCGGCTCGAAGCCCTGCCCGTAGACCTCGTCGACGTACGCCTGAGTGGGCCGGTAGCCCATGTCGTAGATGACCTTGTCGCGGTCGGCCCGGGCCTTGAGGTCCTCGGGCTCGCTAACCTCGCGCCACACCCGCGGGTAGGCGGCCCCCGGGTAGTTCCAATCGATCAGCCAGCGCGCCACCTGGTCTGAGAACGACTCGCAGACGAGGTCCGCGTCGGCGCGGACGACATCCAGCTTCACATCCTGGTGCACCTCGGCCTGCGCGCGGCTGGAGCCGCTGTCCGTGGTCATCGTCTGCGAGAGGATGACCTTGGAGATCGCGCCGTTCATCTCGCGGTAGAACTGCTGGTAGTCGCCGCCCGAGCGCTGGGCCGCGCCCAGCAGCTCCGCCTGGGTGCCGTCCGGCACCACCAGGGCGCTGTCGAAGGTCATGGCCCTGAGGGCCTGCATCAGCTTCTGCTTCTCCTCGTCGCTCGCCCCGCGCGGCACTGTGCCCTTGGCGGTCGGCGCGGCGAACTTCTCCATGTAGACCGACCAGAACTTCAGCCCGTTGCGCTTGAGCCAGACCGGCCAGTAGCACCAGTAGGCCAGCCCGCGGCCGTACAGGTCGTCATCGTCGTCGCCCCCCGAGCTGAACGTCCAGAACTTGCGCTCGGGCATCACCTCGCCCTGCGGGGCGCGGTAGGTGATCAGCCGCAGCCGCCCGTCGACATCAAAGCCGAAGCGCGCCGGACGGCGCACCTTCAGCTGGTCGAGCACCACGTTGCCGCCGTCCGGCGCCCAGAGGCACTCGGCGACGCCGTAGCCGTACCAGATGCCGTTGAGCATCTTGCGCGTGGCGTTGTCGAAGCGGATGTGCGCCAGCTGCTCGCGCAGGAAGTCCGCGGCCTTGCGATCGCGCTGTTTGCGGCCGCCCGGCTCGACCCCCCATTCGCAAGCGATGGTGGCGTTGAAGCGCTGCTGCAGGCAGCTCTGCACCTGGTCATCGCGCTTGACCCGCTCGTAGATCTCCAGATCCCCGCGGCCGCGGGTGCGCAGGATCTCGTCGCGCGGCTGGCGCAGCTCACCGATCAGCGGCGCCAGCACGTCCTCGCCGTCTCCGGCGGCGGCGATCTCCTCGTAGACCGGCTTGGTGCTCATACGAACTCCTCGAAGTCCTCGGCGCCCGGCAGCGCCTCAAGCCCGGTGCCGGCGGGCGCGAAGGCGCCGAAGCCGGCGCGCGGCGCATCGGCTGTCAGCGCGTCGATCGGGCCGCCCTCGGCCAGGGAGGCGTAGTAGGCCAGCGCGGCCGCCACGGCGGCGTCGCCGTGGCGCTGGCCGTGCTGGCCGCTGGTGCGCGCGCTATCGGGCACCCGGGCCACGCCCCTGATCACCTCGACGGCGCGGAAGTCGTCCAGGATGTCGCTGTCGCGCGGCAGCGAGATCATGGCGTCCTCGAAAGCCGCCTTGAGCGGCGGCATGTTCTCGCGATACCAGGGCTCGGAGAGCTGTACCTCCTCGATCACGGCCGCGCCGAAGCGCTGGCGCGCGCGCTCGGCCAGGAACTGGCCGTTACCGCGCGCGTCGAAGGCCCCGTAGGAGAAGCGCGGCAGCCGGTTCAGCAGGTAGAACACGATCTGCTCCTGCTGGGTGAACGGCACGTTGCGCAGCTCGATCACGAAAGGGGTGCGCCGAACGAGGTTGCCCTCGAGCACCAGCGGCCAGAGCACCGTCAGGTCGCCGCTGCGCCCGAAGTCCTCGCCCAGGAAGGTCCGGGTGTAGCTGGTCAGCTGGTTCAGGTGCGGGCGCAGCTTGGCGTCCAGCCAGTCCTGGCAGTCGGCCGCGCGCACGTGGTCGGCCTGGTCGACGAAGCCATCCTCGCAGGTCCAGCGGATCACCGGCGCCTCGCCGGCCATACGCGCCTCGATCAGGGCGCGCGGTAGCCAGCGCCCGCCGGAGGCGCGCGGGATGCAGTCGAGCTCCTCGCTCGCCGCGTCGCCGTAGAAGGCCCGGATCTCGCGCGTCCAGGCGGCCTCCTTCTCCGGCGTCCAGGTCTCGCCCTTGACCAGGCAGATGCGCTGGTAGAGCCCCTCCGTCAGCGCCTCATCGAAGGTGGTCCGGTGCAGACTGTAGCTGTTGCGCCCGGCGCGCACCTGCTCGATGAGCTCGTTGAACGGGTTATCGACGCCGTTGTGCGTCGAGATGATCCGCACGCGCCCGCCCCAGATCAGCAGGGCGAAGGCGGCCTTCAAAAGCTCGTTCAAATCGGGGTGGAACGCCGCCTCGTCGACCACGACCACACCCTGCTTGCCGCGTAAGTTGGACGGCCGCGAGGACAGGGCAGTGATCTTGTAGCCCGAGGCGAAGCGGATCCGGAAGGCGAGGATGTCGCTGTCCTCGTCGGCGACCAGCGTCTCCTCGACCGCCTCGCAGGCTTGCGCGAACTGGATCGCCCAGCCGGCGCAGGTGTCGATGAACTCCCGCGCCATGTCCTGGTTGTAGCCGATATACCACACGTCGTCGCCGCCGGAGGCCTTCGAGGTGCCCGCGATCAGCACGTCATCGGCCGCCTCGGCCCAGGTCAGCCCGATCCGCCGGCTCTTCTCGGCGATCTTGACCGGCGCCTGGTCGGCGATCCAGCTCTGCTGGTACGGCAGGAGTACGTGCGGCGCCTCGCTCATGAGCGCTCCACCCCGAGGATCTGGGCGCGGATAGCCTCGGCGTTCTCCCCGGACATGCCGCTGGCCCGGGCCGCCTCGACGGCCTGATCGGCGGCCTTCTCGCGCTCCTCCCGGGCGACCTGCTCACGGACCTTGAGGATCCGGTCGGCGCTGATCTTGCCGCTCTGCTCGAGGTCCTTGATCGTCCGGGCCAGGAAGCTCAGATCCTGCGGGTCGGGGTTGCCCTCGTCCTCGCCCATGTCCGCCATCGTGCGAAAGGCGATGGTCTTGAGCATCTCGGCGAGCAGCCGGCCGACGTCCGAGCCCTCCTCCTGGCCGAGCTCCTGGACCCAGATCCCGGCCACGTTCTGCGCCTCGCGGTAGCGCTCCAGCTGGCGCTCATAGCGCTGCTTGTAGCGCCCGACGCTCGAGCGCGAGACCTCCTGGTTGAGCTCGTCGAGCTTGGCCGTGATCTCGTCGACCGTCCGCCCCTCGCGGATCAGCCGATGGACCTGCTCGCGGACCGACTCCGGCAGCTGCTCGATCGTCGACTTGCGCGCCATGGCTCACGCGCCCGGCCCAGGGCGGCGCACGCCGGGCTGGCTAGCGCGGCCGGCCGCCAGATCGGCGCCGCGTTCGGTGAGCTCGGCGATCATCAGCCCGCCGAGCTCCGTGAGCTTCACCGCCCCCTGCTCGCTCAGCCACGTCAGGTCGCCGCGCACCTGGTCGAGGGTCGCGCGCAGCCCGTAGCTGTCCACGAGCTCCCGGAGCAGCTGCTCGTTGGCCGAGTACCCCGGCGCCCCGGAGAGCGTCTGCAGGATGGCCAGCCGGCGGTGCTCGGCGATGTGCTGCAGATAGTCCGACACGCTCAACCCCTCCCCTCGGCTAGCCGCCGTGGCGGCTGCCCTCGCGCAGGTAGGTGTCCATCATCTCTACCTGGCGGTTCATGACGTTCGAGAGCTCCTTGAAGCCCTCGAGCTCCTTGTTCAGTCCGGTCACGTCGCCGCGCAGGCGCTCGACCAGGATGTGCAGATCGGAGACGGTCGAGTTATCCGGCAGCTGGCGGATGTGCGTCTCGATGCTCGAGACGCGCTCGCGCAGGTTCGCGTGGGCCTGGCCCGCCTCGTCGATACGGCCGTGCACCTTCTCGAAGCCCTGATCGACCTCGCTCTTGCGCGCCTGGCGCCGCGCCACCGCCCAGGCGTAGCCGCCAGCGGTCATGGCGATGATGTTCGACAGCAGCGCCAGCCCGGCGATAACGACCTTCCACTCTTCAGTGCCGAGCCCCACAGCTCACTCCTCCTGGCTGCTCAGGGTCTCCTCGCTGCCGGCGGCGCGGACGCGCTCGCGCATCACGCCGTAATCGACAGCCAGGCGCTTGAGCGCCGAGCAGGGCGGGCGCGGCTGCTGGCGGTCGCAGGGGCGGCGGCCGTCCTCGGCCATCTCCTGCGCGGCCTTGGCCTGGAACGAGTCCGAGTACGCCTCGAGCTCTGGCGTGACCACGCTAGTAGTCCCCATCGCGCAGCCGCTCAGCAGTACCGCGCTCGCTGCCGGGGCGTACCTGCTCCATCCGCCGTTTCGCATCCGCCGCCTCCTGCGCCTGATCCCGGCGCCGCGCTTGGGCGCCGAGGCGCCGCTGGGCGCGGCCGTAGAGCCAGAGCACCAGCCCCAGCGCCCCGACCGCACCCAGCGTGACCGCCCCGGTGATCAGCGCCGTAGTCATTAGCCCTTGGAAATCTCGTCCTGGGCGACCACGCGACCGATAACGGCCACGACGCCGCCGACGGCGCCGGCGATGGCAGTGGCGTACTCGGCGAGCTGCGTCTGCGCGTCAGCGCCGATATCCACGCCGAAAGCGCCTGCCACGGCGGCGGCGACCGCGATGATGCCGCCCCAGACCGTCTTGCTCCGATACCAGGCCTTCTGCCCTTTCATGGGCCCTCCTAGCGTCTGCGGTAGAAGTGGTGCGCCCCGATCGCTACAGGCTCGCTCAGCGCCTCGTAGTCCCAATCGGGGCGGATCGAGCGGGCGTGGTAGTGCGTGGCCCCGCCCGTCGGATCACCGAATCCCTCGAGACCCTCGACAGCCGCACACGCCACAGCCATGGCGCGGCGCAACGCCGGATCGGCCAAGGTGGCCGCCTCGAGCTTGGCGCGGTTCGGATCCCCGTCGTTCCAGCAGCTGAACTGCCAGGGGTCGAGGCACGCCGCCTCGATCGTGTCGTCCGGCACACCGTCGCCCTGTTGCCGGGTCCACCAGCCGGGCTGCGCATAGCGGTTGAGCACCACATGCGCCACGGCGATCTGGCCCTGCAGCGGCTCGCTGCGGGCCTCGCCGTAGACGGTGCGCGCTAGGGTGTCGATGTCCTGGGGACGGTGCTCGTCGGGCATGCTGCACTCCTCGCTCGCTCTAGGAGCGATGGTGCAGCCGGCGGCGGGCGCGAGGGCGCCCGGAAGGGATTCCGGTGTCTAAAAAGGGGAAGAGACTCAGGCGAAGAGATCGCCCTGGCGCTCGTCAACGCCGGCGCCGGCGTTGACGATCATGCGGACGTAGCGCTCGGTGCAGCCCAGGTCCGCGGCGATGCGCCGATGCGAAAGGCCATCGCCCTTGAGCCGCAGGATGCGCGACTTCACTGAGCGCGCCGCGGCATTGCGCGGGATGTCGATGCGCTCGCCGCCGTAGTGCCAGCACAGCCGGCGGAACGCCTCGAGGCCGATAAGCCTGGCCCAGGGGTGCTCGGCCCGCGGCGTGCGCGGGACGTAGCAGCCCTCCAGGCCGCCGTAGTGCTCGGCGAGCCGAAGCGCCGAGCGCGCCCCCACGACCTCGGCGATCCCTCGCAGCTGACTACTGACGATCCCGTCGCCGCGGCGACCGCAATCCTGCACGCTCGAGCTCCTCCTGTAGCCAGCGGCGGTTACGCTCGATCTGCTCCGGCGTCGGCTCCGGCAGCGGCAGCTTGCGCGGCTGCGGCCGGCTCGGCAGCGCGTCGAGCACGTGGCGCGGCGCCGGCCAGCGCTCGGCGTTGCGCGCCACCGCCTGGAACGCGGTGCGCAGCCGGGGCGTGTCGAGCGACTCGTCCCACTGCACCGGCGCGCTCCAGAGCGACTCGGCCCACGCCTGGGCCGTGAGCTTTATCGTATCGTATCCCGGGCCGCCTGCCAGCCCCAGCGCCACCAGGCGCTGGATCTGCTCGCCGACGACCGAGCGGAACCAGCTCGGGATCTCACTCGCCATGGCGCCACTCCTCCAGATCTTGCAAGGCCTGCGCAGTGCGGCTGCCCCCGGCCTGCGAGCCCCTCGGCTGCGAGCCGGGCGCCGGCGCCGGGCGCTGCGCCGGCAGCGCCGCGGCCTCGGTGCCGCGGCTCGCCAGGCTCTCGAGCACACGGCGCAGGTAGTGGTGCGAGCGCAGCGGGCGGGTGTCCTCACCCTCCTCGCGCTTGCGCCGGATCGCCTCGACCGTCTCGGAGAGCGCGGCGCCGAGCAGCGCCGTGTCCGTGTGCTCAGCGAGCGCCTCCCGAGCGATGCGCAGCGCCCGCTCCCAGGACAGTGCCCGGGTGCGGCTGCGCCACAGGCCGAGGTACGCGACCAGCGGCGCCGAGACGTCACGCGATAGCCCGCCGAGCAGCGCCATGAGCTCCCGGGCGGACTCGTCCTCGAAGACCGCCTCGAGCGAGGCCTCTGCGTGGCAGACCGGGCAGCGGAACTTCATGGCCACACCCCTTTGCGGTACGCCATCTCGATGATCGCCTGCTGCCAGTGCTGGCGGCGGGCCGTGCGCTGGAACCGATCACCGTGGAGCGCGGCGAGCCCCAGGAGCCAGTCGACGGTGTCGTCCAGCTCGTAGAGCATCTGCGCCACCGCCGCGGCACTGTGCAGGCCATCGCCGAGCACGGCCGCCTCGACCATGGCCATCACGGCAGCGTCCCGGCTGCCGTAGAGCTCGTCAGCGTAGCCGGGCAGCATAGGCACCTCCTTCACTGCTCCCGCCCCTGGCGGCGGGCGTCGTAGGTCAGGGCGGCAACCAGCCGGCGGAGCTGGTGCGAGCGGCACCACTCGAAGCGCTCGACGCCGAACATCCGCCGCGCCAGGGCGTCGGCATAGGCATCGGGCCGGCCGGCGGCGGCGAGCTGAGCGCGCACCTTGGCGACCAGCTCGCGGCGATCCGGGGCCGCTCGGCTGCGACCGCGCCGCCGGGGCTGCCAGCCGCGCGAGCGCAGGTGCTCGAGCACCTGGCGGCGCTGCGCAGCGTCCAGTGCCGAGGCGGAGCGCACCCCCGCCAGCGCCTCGAGCATGGCCTCGTAGGTGTCACGATCGAGGCAAAGCTCCTTGGCGGCGATGTGGATCTGGGCGAGCTCGCGCTCGCGCCGGTCCTTGCTCATGGCGAGGGCCTCCCTTGTGGCTGGCTCATCAGGCCGGCGGCGCCACCGCCGGCGACGCCCGGGACGCCCCGGGCGTTTCGCCTTCACACGGCCGCGAGGTCGAGCGGGATCGCCTGGTAGCGGCCGCTCTCGTCGCGCCGGTAGGCCCGGACGTAGACGGCCGTGCCCGTGGTCTGGATGGAGTCACGCAGCGCGGCCATCGCCTGCTTCCAGTCCTCGTCGTCGATCTCGAGGCGCAGCAGCTCGAGGACCGCGTGCGTCTTCAGGTTGCCCTGGCGGTCGGTCCTGAAGGCCCGATCCACCAGCGAGCGCAGGTGCGGGTTAGCGCCCTCGCTCCACTTCTCGATGCACTGGTCGATGAGGTCCTTCGCGGCGTGGAGCTCCTCCGTGAATGCCAGCCGCTCGGCGGTCGCCCGCTCGATCTTGTAGCGGCCGTCATAGCTCGTCACGCTCACGTTGCCCTTCTCGCCGCCGATCGTTACGCCGTAGCGCTCGGCGGTGATGCGCACCAGGTCCTGGATGTCGTGCAGGGCCTGCTCCTTGAACGCCTGCAGCTCCGCCGAGAGCGCCTCGGCGCGCTCGGCGAGGTCGCGGGCGAGCTGGTCGCGCATCATGTCCTGCTCGCGCACCTGGTCGATCGGCACCAGGTGCCCGGCGCTGTTCTCCATGTAGCCTTCGGGTATCATCGGTCCTCCTGAAAGAGCTCGTCCTGGGTGACGTCGGCGAGCAGGGCCTCGACCTGCTCGTGGGTGAGCGACCCCAGCGCCTGGTCCGCCTTCTCGGCGCCGGCGGCGTCATCGGTGAACTGAAAGCCGACCGTGCAGACGTCGAGGCCAGGCGGGCGAAAGAGCACCTGCAGCTCCGGGCCGTCCTCGCCCTGCTTGCGCAGGGCGAGGATCTGGCCGTAGCGATCGCTGTCGAAGGCCCGGAAGAACCGGCGAGTCACCAGCCGGCTCATGCCTTGGCCCCCTTGAAGCTCGCCGCCGCGGTGTGGCGCCGGGGGTGACGGCGGTGGCGCAGCTTCTCGACCGGCACGCCGCCGCGCCGGGGCAGGCTCTCGACGGGCGCGATGTGCCGGGCCGCCGCCACGTCGCGCGACAGGCGCAAGGCCTGGTTGATGATCAGCGGGTCGCACCCCTCGCGCACCAGCCGCTCGCACTCCTCGGGCTGGCGCAGGTACGTCTCGAGGCTGATGCCGCAGTAGCGCAGGCCGAGGTCCAGGTAGCGGTCGGCGTAGTAGTTGAGGTACTCATCGGTGTAGGTCGTGCACATCGCTCAGCCCTCCGAGATGTTGTGCGGGCAGGTGCGGCAGGCCTTGTAGAGCCGCACGCGCTGGGGGTTGGTCGCCACGAACGGGCGGCGCTGGTAGTCCAGGCAGTCGGCCGAGGAGATCTCGCCGAGTACGGGGCAGTGCACGGCGACGTGCAGCAGCGCCCCCTCGATGCGCGTGCGCACGCGCTCCCAGTTGCCCCGGTAGGTGCCCTTGAGCACCTGGTTGATCGTGCTCGGGCTCAGGCCCACCTCCCGGGCCGCCCGGGCCTGGGAGGTGGCGTGGCAGCGCTCGGCGAGCGCGCGCAGCCAGGCCGGCTGCTCGGTGGCGGCGTCACTCATCGCTATCTCCTCCTTGGCGCCAGACGACCTCGCGCAGGTTGGCGTCGTAGACCTGGCGCACACGCTGGACCTGGGGCGGCTGCGGCCCCGTGTAGCGGGTGCGCAGGAAGCGGTAGCGCGCCGGGCGCCCCGGGCCGCCGGGGTCGGTGGCGGCCAGGTAGCCGGCCCGGTGCAGGTAGTGGCAGTAGGTCTGCGCCTCGGCGTAGGCGATGAGCACCTCCTCGGTGGAGGCGGTCACCGCCAGGTCGCGGGCGCTGAACTCGCCGAGGATGCGCATGGTCCGCCACATCTGCTCGCGCCCGAGCCCCTGGGTGACAGCCGTGCCGTCCCGGCGGACCCGCGGCGCCTCGGCGGCGTCGCGGACCACGCGGTAGACGCGCGAGTAGGCAGCGCCGCGCTGGTGGACCGTCTCGCCGGTCTCCTCGATGTAGCCGGCCGCGGCCAGGCCATCGATGTAGTCGCGCACGGTGTCCCGGCCGAGCAGCGTCTCGCGCCGGATCTGCGGCGGCGTGAACTCGCCGAGCCGGCGCATCGCCGCCCAGGCGGCCTCGCGGGTGTCGTGCTTGCCTTGCTGATCGACGGGCTTGCGCGCCATCTCAGACCCTCCGCTTCGGCGGCTCACCGGAGAACAGCTCCCGCCGGCCCCAGGCCTGCAGGTCCATCTCGGTGCGCCCGAGCTGCTGCGCCTCGGCGCGCACCTGCTCGATGTTCACGCAGACGCGGCGGACCGAGCCCCGCGAGACCTCCTGGATGCGGCCGAGCAGGTCCTCGGCGATGGTCACCCCGGGGGCGTAGAGCCGCGCCAGGTGCCGGGTATCCTCGATCGAGGCCGGCTGCGCGGCGACCCAGTCGAGCATGCGGTTGTGGAAGCGCTCCCACTGCTGCAGACGGTGGGGCAGGCGCTCCTCGCCGATGAGCAGGATCGGGGCATTGGAGCCCTCGTAGAGGTCCCGGATGATCTCGACCGCGGACTTGCTGACGATGTGGTCGACCTCGTCGATGATCAGCGGCCGGCCGGTCACCACCAGCTGCTCGGCGATCTGCTCGGTCATCTCGTAGAGCGTCTTGTGCGGGGTCAGCCCCATCTCGCGGAGCACCGCCTGGAGCAGCGCCTTGCGGGTCCAGGAGCTCATGCACTGGATGTAGTAGGCCCGGGTCTTGTTGGCGGTGTAGGCGGCCGCCGTGCTCTTCCCGTAGCCCGAGGGGCCGTAGAAGGTGATCATCCCGGGCAGGTGGCCCGGGCGGTCCATCACCTGCTGGACCGCCTGGTGGCACAGGCCCACGTTCGCCAGCGGGGCGACCGTGCCGGACTGGCCTTCAAAGGGTGCTTGCGTCATACTGTCACCTCGTTGTGGTTGCTTTTCCTCAACTGGGCCCTTCGGCCCACCCGGCCCGCCGCGGTAACGGCGGGCCACCTACTCCTGGCCACTGCCGATGGCCAGGTCTTGCTCCATTTCCCGAAACGCCCGCCAGGTCGGCGAGTTCCGGAAGCTCTCGTAGAACGCGCGGGCGTCGCTCGAGATCGGCTCGCCGGCGGACAGGCGCCGGTCGAGCTCGCACCAGTAGCGGTAGCGCTCCGCGTTATTCATCTCCGCCGGGTCCGGCTCGGCGGTGCGCTGGGCATCGAGCGAGACCACCTCCGCGGCGTGCCGCGCGGCCGCCGCGGTGCGCTCGGTCTCCTCCGGCTGCGGCGGCTCGTCGGTGCGGGCGGCGCGGCCGGCAGCCTCGATCTCCGGCGTAGTGTGCGTCTCGCTCGGCGTCGGGAAGGCGCTCACCCGGCCCGCCTCGCGGGCGCGGCTGTCGAGGATCTCGTGGGCGATCTCGCGGGTGCTCTGCTGCCGCGCGCTGCGGCGCAGCTCCCGGCGGGCCTCCTGGGTGCGCGCCTTCTGGCGCTGGCGGGCCTCGGCGGCGATCTCCTGGCGGTCGACGCCGACGACCTCCGGGTCCACCGCCTCACAGATGAAGTCGTTATCGGCGCCGCCGAAGACCCAGATGCGCCCGAGGTCGGTCGGATCGCGCCGGACAGTGACGCGCTCGCCGACGTGCAGGGCGAGATCCGGGTGGACGTAGAGGCCGCGATCGATGCGGACCCCTTTCTTCGTCACCGTCCGCTCGCCGACCTCGGCGAGCAGCACGTCGAGGGCGCGCTCGTCGCTGATCGTGCGCACCGTGTCGCGGCTGGCGGCGGCGACCTGGAACGGCGTCTGGCCGCCGAGCCCCTCGTGGGGGTTGTGCTCGTAGACGTCGCGCACCCAGCGGTCGCAGAACTCCTGGAGCTCGGCGGCGCTCATCCGCACCTCGACCGCCTCGTCCTTCTTGAACAGCCGCTCCGAGAACGCCGAGCGCGCCTCGAGCGCCTGGCGCTCGGCGACGTCGTGGCCGACGTAGCCGGGCAGCAGCTCGACGAGATCGTGCTGGAAGGTCCGGAAGAAGCGCTCGACGTGCGGCTTCTCCCAGGGCGCGAAGGGCGTGCAGGTGCGCTGCTCGACGCCGAGGGCTTGCAGGACGCTGGCGTACTGGTAGCTCGTGTAGTCCGCGCCCTCGTCGGTCTTGACCGTCTCCGGCACGCCCCACTCGATGATCGCCCGGCGGGTCAGGGTGCCGATCGCCTCCGCCTTGGAGACGGGGGTGACCAGCAGCATGGCGCGGCGGCTGTAGACGTCGATGGCGCCGATCAGGTGGTGGCGGCCGTCGGTGAGCATCACGTCCGCCGGCGTCGAGTCGAGTTCCCACAGGGCGTTAAGCCGCTCGACGCCGGCGCTGTACGAGCCGAACGCCGTCATGTAGCGGCTCTTCCACGCATCCGGGTTGCGGGCGGCCTCATAGGTCGCCTGGTGCTGCCGGCGCCACCGGTTCACCCAGCGCTGCAGCGAGCGCTGGCTCGGCAGCCGGATGTCGTTGCGCTCGGCGTAGCGGGCGCGCATCGCTTGCCAGATCTGCTTCGGGCTAGCGTCGTGCTCCGTGATCATCGACTCGACGAAGCGGCGCAGCTCGTCTTGGCGGTCGATGGCGCCGGAGCCGCGGCGGTTGCCGTAGCGCCCCGCGAGCTCGGCGGCACCGTGCTCGTTGAGCCGCCGGCGCCAGCGGTAGATCGAGGCGGTCGAGACGTCGGGGATCTCGTCGCGCACCCACCCCGGGGCCTCGATCTCGCCGGCGTTGTAGCGGGTGACAAAGGCCTGGATGCCCTTGCTCGTCGAGAGCCGGGCGTTTGCGATGTAGCGGTCGAGCTGGCTGAGCAGCGCCAGCCGCGCCTCGGCGCGGCGCCGGTCGCGCCCCTGCAGCGAGGCCAGGCGGGCGGCGCCGCTCTCGAGCGCGTGCTGCCGAGCGGTCTGCGCAACGACGCGCTGGATCTGCAGTCGCCGCCCCGCCGCGGCGCCGGCCTGGGCGGCCTCGTCGCCGGAGGAGGCCTCCTCGCGCAGGTGCTGGGCGGCGAGGTGGGAGCGGGTCTCCTCCGGGAGATTGCTTACGGCATGCTCATACCCGCCACCACGCCCTCCGCGCTTCCGAGAAACCCACTTCTCTTGTTTGGCGCGAAGCCGCACGCCCTGCACGGTTCCCGGCATGCCGGGCAATCCGGCCAACTCCGAGGCGGTATACCAGCGCTCTTCACTCATCGCCGCTTCCCTCGAACAGGCCGAGCCCGGGGGCGTCCGACTTGCGTACGTTCTCGCGATGGCCGGCGAGCGCACGCATTGCCTGGGTGACGCCCTCGAGGACGTCCTCCTCGTTGGCGGAGCCGGTGTAGAACTGCGTGAGCAGATTCACCGCGTCGTTGCAGCGCGACTGCAGATCCAGCAGGTCCTCCTGGCCGACGCGCCCGCCCGACGGGATGTCTACGGTTAACTTGCCGGCACTAGCTGCGAGATAGCCGGTGATGTAGGTAGCACCAGTGGCGAACTCGAGCGGGCGGATGCGTCGGCTCGGGATCGAGCCGTCGGCGATCCACTTGTAGATTGTCCACTCGGAGACCCCGATCAGGTCCGCGATCTGCGCGATCGAGCGGTTGTACCGGTGCAGCGCGTAGTCGGTGCACAGCCGGATCGCCTCCTGGAGGCTATTCGGCTGCCGCGGCTTCCAGCGTCTTCTGCTCATCTGGACTCCCTCATCTGCTAGTGCGCCCAATCACGCTGCCGTTGTTGCACCTGTTCGGCCCGCCGGCGCGGGTCTACGCTGCGTGGAAACAGCGGCGGCAATAACGAAAAGCGCTATGTGTCACGCGATTTCGCGCTCCGCTCCCGATGACGGCCGGCTCCCGGGCCGGGTATCCTCGCCGCCATACCGGCTCGGCCAGATCGTGGCCGGATCCACGCCGATGGCCTCAGCGATGATTCGCTCGCCCTTCGGCCAAGGGCGCGCCAAGGCATTGGTGAGGGTGTTCGGCGAGGCGTACCCGTGATGGGTCGCTAGGCGGCGCAGCGACCAGCCGGCCTTCCGGAGCGCGGCGACAATGTCGGCGCGGTGCCAGTCCGCCGCGGTCGCGCTGTTAGGGCTATGCTGTGTAGTCATGTCGCAAACAGTAGCCCTATAGAGCTAAGGGAGTCAAGTCTTTTAGAGCTTTCTAGTTGCGCCATAGTGATCTGCCTTACCTCTATAGAGCTTAACCTTTAAAGTCAGATAGTTATGGAAAAGAAGAAAGGGCGGGCAGAACAAGAAAGAGTGCTTTCCACTTCTGAACACGAAGCAGAAAGCGACTTCAGAGCGCGAATGGACTACTGCGCCAAGCGCGCTGGTAGCACTACAGCGCTAGCAAGGCAGGCGGGCATATCGCAGAGCGGGATAAGGCGATACTTCCGCGGGGGCGACCCCTCCCGGCGCCACCTTATTGCGATAGCAAACGCCGCGGGCGTATCTGTTGAGTGGCTCGCCACCGGGGAGGCAGGGGGCGCACCGGAGGACAAGGCTCCTTCCGTCCTAGGCGACAACTGGAAGGTGGCGCTGGTGGCCCAGTTCAACCGCTACTACTCCGAGGACTTCCGCGGCCGCAACCTGTACAAGGGGCTCAAAGCCTTTGTGGACGAGGTCCAGCCACAAGACCCTGCTGGCAACCCGCTCTCAGAGGGCGAGCTCTATGACCTCATCCAGGAGGTCGACCCAGGGGTCGTCTACCCCAAGCCCAAATACAGGGGCGAGAACCACGGCGAGATTCCGTTCTTGCCGGGGCTGTCTGCAGCCCTGGCAAGGCCCATCGCCCGACAGACGGAAGGCCGTCCCGACGAGAGCACCCGCCGCCAGTGGCTAACCAAGAACGTCTACACGCTGCTCTGGCGCCTGTACGAGCAACGCGCAGACCTCCTGGAGGAGCTGAAGGAGGAGGACGTGGAGCCGGTAGTGGAGGTGGCCAACGAGGCGTACCACCGCCTCTACCCAGGCATCCAGCTCGGCGACACTGAAGAAGAAGCCCGGTAGGGGGGGGCAAGAGGAGGGAGGGGCCAGTCTCTATCAAAGCACGCGGCGCGAGCCGGAGTAGCCGCTCAGCCATGTGGCGCAAGCCGGTTCGCTGCACCTAGACCAGCACCTCGCGTAACCCACTGCACACAGCGGGCTTATCCCGCTTCATCCCACTCAAGCCCGCCATATCTCGCCTTCTCACCCCA